TAAGTGAAGAGATGAACAAAATCATCCAAGAAGAAGGAATTGATGTTCCTATGAGGGGTGGGGCTAAAGACCGAGCTTTGGCTGATATGAGTGGTAAACACAACGAAGCTGGTGTGGTATCTTATTTGTTCCCATCAGATGAAAACAAAGCTGCATATGAGTCTACCCAAAAAACTTTAAAAGAGTTGGGTGGTGATGAGGCTAAATTTGACGCAATCAACAAAAAGGCTGCCGATATAATGAAAGCATCATTGCCAGAGGGTTCACAAATTACAGGTGCTCAACAAGTGGGTGGTGTGGGTAAGACCGCATTAGCTAAATTAGGTATTGACCCAAAGGTAGACCCAACTGATTTGATTATCCAATACAAAGACAAAGATGGAAACGACCAGATTATGAAAGTTTCCGCTAAGACCTACACCGACCCCAAGAACATCACAATGAAAAACTCTGGCGTTAATAACGCGGGTGCTACATACTTGGGTGAGATTGGTAAAGACCTTGATGCTAAAGTTGGTGAGTTGAGAAAAAAGTATGCTTGGAATGATAGTATGTCAGATGAAGAAAAAGCCAAGCAGAAAAAAGACTTAAAACAAGCGTACCTTGGTGAGTTCTCATCTAAAATGGAAGAGCTATCAAAGAGTAAAGAAGGTCAACAAAAACTAACTGATATGTGGAAAGATGTCCACGGATGTGGTCAGAACGTACATACGCAGGTAATTAACAAAAAAACCGGTGATGTTCAAATGAAATCACCAGACCACTATTGTAATCCAACTCCACCATTTGGAGTAAAGTTTGATGGTGTTAAACTTGTAATCAATATGGGTGGTAAGGATGATTCATTCTTACAAGTGGATATGAAGACCGAAGATAAAGGTTCACCTAAAATACTATTCAGACATAGAACAAAATAATTACGGAGAGATGAGTGAGAACCCAACTGTTATGCACCTTTACAAATGAGGAGTCGTTTGAGGATATCGTAAACACAATATTAAAGACATATGAATTGTTTAGTAGAAAAATCTTTATCTTAAAATTAGAACCATCAAAAGAATTGGTTGTTAGTTATAATATAATTCCACACGAACAAAACTCTTTCTTACCAAATACTATTATGGTTCACCGAAAGAAAGAATCAAATACAATGTACACCATCAATGCGTTAAATAGACTAATTGCTGACCTAAATAGAGGTGTGGTAGATAAGTCTTTTCAGATTGATTGGGATATTTATAGAAACAGTGTGATACTCACCAATGGGGACTCATACAAGGTTTTGAAAACAAGTTTGTTTCGCATCGTTGATGTTCAGAAATAAAAAATAAAAAATATTTTGGAATACATTTGGAATTGTCAACCAAATGTTGTATATTAGTGACAAGTTAATGTTTAACAATTAAAAAATGGTACAATTATGGCTATTGATTTAAACGCAATCCGCAACCGTCTGAACACTCTTCAGACAAAAGTCCAAAAAACGGACAACCTCTGGAAGCCGACTCCCGGCAAACAGCAAGTACGAATCCTTCCGTACATCCACAACCCCAACAACCCTTTTATTGAACTTTACTTCCACTTTGATTTGGGTGGTAAGAATGTCATCTCTCCGATGTCTTTCGGTGAGGCTGACCCTATTGTAGAGTTTGCTGAAAAGTTGAAGGCAACTGGCAATCGTGAAGATTGGAATCTTGCAAAACAACTAACCCCAAAGATGCGTACTTACGTTCCCGTACTGGTTCGTGGTGAGGAATCTGAAGGTGTTAAGTTTTGGGGATTTGGTAAGCAAGTTTACCAAGAACTTCTTGGATTCTTTGCTGACCCTGACTATGGTGATTTGACTGACCCTGTGAATGGTCGTGATGTTACGGTAGATTTCAAAACCGCAGCTGAAGTTGGTAAATCTTACCCCGAAACTTCAATCCGTGTTAAACCAAACACAACCCCTATTTCAGAAGAGAAAAACATCTTGGAATTGGCTAAAGACCAAATTGATTTGTCTACAATGTTCAAGCGTGCTTCTTACGATGAAATGGAAAAAATGCTCCAACAATGGTTGGACACCGGTAAAGTAGAAGAAGGTCAAGAACAAACTGCTGATGTTTCAGTATCTTCAACGCCTGCTCAAACTACCTCTAAAGCTTCTAATGTTAAGGAAGCTTTTGATGACCTATTCAACGACTAATTAAAAATTTATGGCAAAGAAAGTAGAATCAACTCGTGATGAGTTATCTTCTATTCTTGCCTCTAATCTAAACAAGAAGTTTAAGTCCGCCCACAAGGTGGCTTTCTTCTTGGATGGGTCAGAACAAACACCTACCGATTTGGATGAATGGGTGTCTACTGGCTCACCAATGTTAGACCTCGCAATCGCAAACCGCCCTCACGGCGGTTTGCCTGTGGGTCGAATCACCGAGATTACAGGTTTAGAAGGGAGTGGTAAATCATTACTCGCAGCTCACGCTATTGCGGACACTCAAAAGAAGGGTGGGCTTGGTGTTTACATTGACACCGAAAACGCAATGAACCAAGATTTTCTTATGGCGATTGGGGTTGACATCAAAAAGATGTTGTATGTTCCATTGGAAACTGTGGAAGACATCTTTGAAGCTATTGATTCTATTATTGAATCAGTCAGAGCAGCTGATGGTGAAAAGAAGAAATTGGTGACTATTGTAGTTGACTCCGTTGCAGGGGCTTCTACCAAAGTTGAGATTTCTGCTGACTACGACCAAGCTGGATACGCAACTCAAAAGGCGATTATCATTTCAAAAGCTATGAGAAAGGTCACGAACTTGATTGGTCGTGAACGAATCTCTCTAATCTTCACAAACCAACTCCGTACTCGTTTAGGAGTATCTTTTGGTGACCCTTGGACTACAAGTGGTGGTAAGGCAATTGCATTCCACTCATCTTGTCGTATCCGACTCAAACAAATGGGTCAGTTGAAATCCAAAGTAGGTGGTGTAGACCAAGTAGTGGGTATTAAGACTCGCGCTCAAGTGATTAAGAATCGTATGGGTCCACCTCTTCGTTCTATTGATTACGATATCTACTTTGATAGTGGTATTGACAATTATGGTTCGTGGTTGGAAATGATGAAGACCTACAAACTTGTAAATCAGACTGGCGCTTGGTATACCTATGTGGATACTGAAACTGGCGAAGAAATGAAATTCCAAGCCAAGAACTTTGAAGAAATGATGGAGTCACGACCCGAACTGAAAGAATCAATCTATCAGAAGATTTGTGATACTTACATTATGTCTTACAAAGAGTCCAGCGCTGAATCAAACATTGATAATATTGAAGTAACCGATTTCGATGATTAGTAAATACGCAGAACTCCTCAAGGAAGTTAAGAAAGAACATTTAGAAGTTAAAGATGAAAATCTGAATGATAGAGTGCTTATTGTAGATGGGCTGAATCAGTTCATTCGTGTCTTTGGGGCAGTTCCTGCGTTAAATGACGATGGTGAACACTGTGGTGGTATAACGGGTTTCTTGTTATCCACCGCAGCATCCATCCGAACCCTTAAACCAACTCGTGTAGTTGTAGTTTTTGATGGTAAAGGTGGTTCCCAACGTAGAAAATCAAAATATAGCGGATACAAAGAAGGTCGTACAGGTCTAACCAAAATCAACCGATTGGCTGGTTATGAAGACTTGGAAGACCAACAACAATCAATGAGATATCAGTTCGCAAGACTGATTGAATACCTACAAGTATTGCCCGTGTCCTTGACTTATATTGACCACGTTGAAGCGGATGATATTATTGCATACCTTGCAAATCATTACTTTAAAAAGGATGTGGTAATTGTGTCATCGGACAAAGACTTTCTTCAGTTAGTGAATCCACGAATCAAAGTGTGGTCTTCTAACAAAAAGAAAATGTATGATGAATCCCTTGTTAGGGAAGAGTATGGTGTAATACCACAAAACCTTGTCTTCTATCGTGTTTTAACGGGCGATAAGTCCGATAACATAACCGGAGTTAGGGGTGTGGGTGATAAAACCATAGAATCCAAAATGTCGTTCCTAAATAATCGTGAATTTGAGTTAGATGAGTTTATAAACGAGTGTTCTAACGTAGACCCAAAACTATCAAAAAAACTGATGGAGAATGTGGATGTTATACGAATGAACTTCGACCTTATGCAACTACGAAACCCCGAAATCTCATCTTCAATTACATCAAACATCCGAAATATTATGGATGGTGGAACTCATAGATTGGATACAATTGAATTCAAAAAGATGTTTATGGGAGACAAATTGTATACTGCTTTTGCTGATGTGGATTCTTGGTTAAGAAACTCATTTTCAAATTTAGATAATCTAATCAAAAAAGATTTGGATAATCAAAAATAAAGTTGTATATTAGTGTCTATGGAAAAATTCGGAAGTAAATACGGAACATCGTTCCAGAATAAAATTGTATCAGCGCTGTTAGGTGATAGGAGTTTTTCTCGCCAAGTGTTTGACATTCTAAAGCCAGAATACTTTGATTCAGAAGCATCAGAGTGGTTGGTTAAAGAAATTATGTCTTACGTTAGTGAGTATGAAAAGCTACCAACACTTGATGTGTTGAAAGTCCGAATTAATTCTATTGATAGGGATGTTCTTAAAACAACTGTCGTAGACACACTCAAGTTTGCGTGGAATCATCTTGAAAGTGATGATTTAACTTATGTTAAAGAACAAACCCTTGACTTTTGTAAAAATCAATGTATCAAAAATGCTATTCTTGACTCCGTAGAGTTATTGGAACAAGGTAAGTATGATGTGATTAAACGGAAGGTTGATGATGCTATGAAAGCAGGTCAAGATTCCGATTTGGGACACGAATACAAAACTATGATTACCGAACGATACGAAGATTCTATCAGAAATGTAGTATCAACAGGATGGCAGGTTATTGATGAAATTACGCAAGGTGGTTTTGGGAAAGGTGAGTTGGTTTTATTTGCCGCCCCTCCTGGCATCGGTAAGTCGTGGTCTTTAATTAACATCGGCGTGGCGGCGATGAAATTGGGTAAGACCGTGGCTCACTACACCCTCGAATTGAACGAAGGGTATGTAGGTCAACGATACGATGCTGTTTTGAGTAAGATTGCAGTTGCAAATCTGAAATACAATATGGAAGATGTTAAAAAATCAGTTACGAATGTAAAAGGAGACCTGATTGTAAAACACTACCCTACCAAAACCGCCAGCGTAACTTCATTAAAAGCCCATATGGACAAAATGATTTTACAAGGTAAAAAACCTGATGTAGTGATTGTTGACTACGCTGACCTACTCCGTGGACCCTCTAACAAAGAACGACACGAAGAGTTAGAAACCATTTTTGAGGATTTGAGAGGTATGGCTGGGGAGTATGAAGTTCCCATCTACACTGCGTCTCAAATCAACCGAAGTGGCGCAGAAGATGACATTATTACAGGTACAAAAATTGCAGGTTCTTTCTCCAAAATGATGACCGCTGACTTTGTGGTATCCCTTTCTCGTAAGATTGAAGACAAACTTGCTGGAACTGGCCGATGGCACGTTATCAAAAATCGTTTTGGACCCGATGGTATGACTTTCCCATCAAAAGCCAACTT